TATGAGCCTACATAGGAAGGGGGGGGGGTTGTGTGGGCCGGCTGGGTCGCCCTATGAGGATTTGCCTGTGAGGGCTGGGTCGGGGGGGGTGGGTCCGCCTGGGCTGGCGGCCTGCGGCCCGACCGTCTATGCTTTGGGCCATGGATAAAGAATCAATAAATAGGGGAAACCCTAATAAGGGTGGCAAGCGGCTTGGGGCTGGGCGTCCGCTTGGGTCCCCGAACAAGGTCACCAGGGAGTTCAGGGAAACAGTGCAGCGTCTGCTGGACGACAACGCCGAGAACATCGGCAAGTGGATCGAGCAGATCGCCAATGGCGTGCCGCCCATCAAGGATGCCAAGGGCAAGGTGGTGGTGCCAGGGCGGCCTGGGGACCCGGCCACGGCCCTGCAGCGCCTGGGGCATCTAGCGGACTTCGCAGCGCCTCGCCTGAGTCGTGCAGAGGTCACAGGCGAGGCCGGCGGCCCGCTCAACGTCATCATCCACAAGGTCGCCTGAGGCGACATTGCGTTACGGGGAATTGCCACCATGACATGCGACCACAGGATGGGCTACGCCCCGGCGGCTGGCGAGGCCTGGAGCGGCCTGGAGATAGACCGTTGGTGTACTGGGTGGGGTGAGGCCTGCGGCCAGGGCAGCGAGCCTGTACGCGAGGTCGAGCCGCGCCGCTGGGTCGACACGCAGTGCATGACCAAGTCCGACCACGCGGCCAGGGAACGTGAGATCCAGGCTGGTCACCTGGGGCTGCCCATGTTCCACGTGGAACAGCCTGGGGTGCTGGTGTACTGCGGGGCTGTCGATGGTGTGTTCCACGTGGAACAGCTTGAGGATGCGAAGCAGTGGATCACCAGTGACGCAATGCAGCCGGCGGCCTGCCCCGACATGACCCAGGGCATGGGCGCCAAGGCCCTGCGTGAGGCCCTGGCGGCCCTCAAGGCCAAGGAGGACTTGGTGCGGTCTGCGCCGCCGATGTCGCGCCAGCAGTACGAGGACGACTTGCGGCATCTGCTGGTCCTGCGTGACAACGTCGAACGCGAGGCCGTGCGCTGTCCTCCCCCTCTCGTGCGGGTCGGCCGCTCGCCCGAGGCGAATGCGAACGAGTATGCGAACGAGTACGCTGCCAAGGTCCAGGCCATGCAGGCCGAGGCGGCTGCGCACGCACGGCAGATGGGCGAGCAGCACGCGGGTCGCATGCGCAAGCGTCAGATGCCCACTGCCGAGGTCGGGCGGCTGGGCCTGGACGATGCCCACATCGAGGGGCCATGACATGCCCAGGCTGTTTAAACTGCTGACAGGCGGGCGGCCCATGATGCGCAACGGGCTGGCCTTCAGGGACACTGTGACCGGTGTCTTCGTGTACTTCTGGGTTGACACCCTGGGGCGTCGATGGATCGCAGAAGGACCATGGGATTTGCAACGCGTCCGCGTCGGCCCCGCTTCACGCTCACCACTGCCCCACCAGGGCAACGAAGGACCAGGACCATGATCGCAACTGCTCTCTTGATCGCAGCCCTCGTGCTGTTCATCCTCAGTGCCCTCGGGGTGCCGGCCGGCAACTTCAGCTTCATCGCTGCCGGCCTCGCCTGTTGGGTTGGCTCGCTTCTCGTCACCAAGGTGTTTACATGAAGAACGTACTGTTGGCCCTCGCGGCCTGCGCGGCTGTCACTGCAGCGGGTGCCCAGCCTGGGGGTCCAGGTATCGGCGGCCCAGGCGGCTACAGGCCGTTGGATCCCGAGGTGCGTGAAGCCCTGCGGGACTACTGCCGGATCATGAACAACCGCAGTGTGCGCAACCGCGACGTGCGGCTGCCACGTGTGTGCTACCGCTACTTCCCTGGCGTGTACCAACCCCCGTACCGGAGGCCGCAATGAAGTTCGTTCTCGCCGCCGCCTTCGCGGCCGTGGCCCTCTCGGGCTGCGCCTACCGCACCCCCGAGGGTGATGTGACCGTCACCGTGCCGGCCATCGACATCGACGTGCAGCCCGAGTACCGCAGCAGGATCCACCTGACCCGCGAGTGGGTCGAGCGTGGCACGAGGTACTGCAGGTACAGCAACGGCCAAGTGGTGCAGCAGCACTGGCGCCAGGAGTGCTCCAGGGTGCTGTGATGAAGGAGCCGCCCTACTGGGTCCAGGTGATCATGTACGCGGCTATCTCGATGGTCGCCGTCTGGATAGGCGTGCGGCTGGCGTGGTGGCTGGGCGGCCTGTTCATATGACGGACCTGATCCTGCCCAATGGCTTCACCCCCCGGCCGCCGCAGAAGGAGTTGATGCGGTACTTCGACCACGGCGGCCTGCGGGCCGCCGCTTGCTGGCCGCGACGCTACGGCAAGGACCTGACCATGGTCCACCAGACCGTGAAGATGATGTTTGAACGTCCAGGCATGTACTTCCACATGCTGCCGAATCACAAGCAGGCCAGGAAGGTCATCTGGGACGGCTTCGACAACAACGGCAAGAAGATCATCGACACGGCCATGCCGGGCCAGATACGGCAGGACACGAATCGGACAGAGATGAAGATCACGCTGAAGAATGGCGCGATCTGGCAGCTTGTAGGCTCGGACTACTACGACAGCATCGTCGGTGCCAACCCGTTCGGGCTGGTCATGTCAGAGTCCGCCCTCTCAGACCCCCGGGCGTGGTCCATCTTCCGCCCGATCCTTGCCGGCAACGGTGGCTGGGCAGCATTCATCAGCACACCCCGGGGCTACAACCACTTCTATGACCTGATGAGGCTGGCCCAGAAGAACCCGACGTGGTTCCACAGCCATTTGACGGTCAAGGACACCCAGCACATCCCGCCCGGGGTGCTCAATGATGAGCGTGCCGAGATGCCCGACGAGTTGTACCGCCAGGAGTACGACTGCGACTTCAGCGCGGCCAACGTCGGCGCCATTTTCGGCCGCTACATCGAGCAGGCCGAGAAGGAGGGCAGGATCTGTGCCCTTACCCCCCAAGGCGATCACGAGGTCTGGGTGACCAGCGACATCGGCTACCGGGACAAGGCCGCGTTCGTGTGGTGGCGGCGATTCCGGGGCGGCTTCGAGATCTTCCACTACGACGACGGCAGCGGCATGGATGCCGAGGAATGGTCCGTGAGATTGTCTAAACAGCCCCGGGCTGACAAATTGGTGCTGCCGCACGATGCCAAGGTCAAGACTTTCCAGTCGAAGCGGTCCAGCGTCGAGACATTCCTCTCCAATCCGCCCTGGCCCAACTGCGAAGTGCGTGTAAACGAGCAAAGGCACAAGTCCGATTCCATCAACGCCGGCCGGCTGATGCTGCGGCGGGTCAGGATCAGCAACGAACCGGTCTGCGAGCCGTTCCTGATGGCGATGCGGGCTTACGCCTATAAGTACGACGAGGAAACGAAGACCTTCTCAAGCGAGCCCGAGCACAACTGGGCGAGCCATCCTGCGGACGCGTTCATGGAGGGCGCGGCCCGGCTGTCCGAGCTTGAGCCGCCGCCGCCGAAGCGGATCATGAGTGTGCCGAGCATGAGCATGACGTTTACACTCGACCAGCTTCACGAGACTGTGAATCCCCTCAACCAGCGCGGCGGGAGGATCTGATGCCCGGTCCCTACGATCAAGGCCAAGCCCCGGGCGCGGCACCAGTTCCTGGTGACGCAAAGCCGGGATATGGCAGCGGCAAGGGTAGCCCCAAGTCCCAGGTAGAGGCCGGCCACAAGCTGCCTGTCAAGGAGGCGGCCGAGGCCAGGAAGGATCCGGCCAGGATGGCCGAGATATGGGAGAAGGAACTGCAGGCTGCCAAGAAGGAGTTGAGCAAGTTCCACACCCAGGGCCGCAAGCTGGTCAGCCGCTACCTGGACGAGCGTGACGGGAGCATCGACAGCGCCGACAGCAAGTTCAATCTGTTCTGGTCCAACATCGAGGTGCTCAAGTCCAGCCTGTATGCGAAGCCGCCGAAAGTGGATGTCTCCAACAGCTACAAGGACAGCAACGACGACGTGGCACGCGTGGCGGGCAACATCCTCCAGAGGATGCTCAACAACGACGTGGAAGAAGACGACGAGAGCACGTACCCGGAAATCACGCGGCAGGCGGTCGCGGACTACCTGATTGTCGGCCTGGGTCAGGTCTGGTATCGCTACGAGGTCGAGACAGAGAAGGCCGCGACCGATCCGGTCATCGACCCCACCACCCAGGAGGTGCTGGCCGAGCCCGTCGAGTACGAGGCGGTCACGCACGAGGACGCGCCGGCCGACTACGTCTACTGGGAGGACTTCTGGTGGTCGCCGGCCAGGGTCTGGCAGGACGTGCGCTGGGTGGCGCGGCGGGTCTACATGAACCGCGAGGAACTGGTCGCCCGCTTTGGCGACAAGATCGGCAGCCAGATTCCTATCAGCAAGCAAAAGACCAAGGGTGATCACATCAGCCCCCAGAACGATCCCTGGGAGAAAGCCGGGGTCTTTGAGATATGGGACAAGACCACCAAGTGCGCCTACTGGCACGTGATGGGCTACAACATCATCTGCGATCACAAGGAAGACCCGATGAAGTTGCGCGGGTTCTTCCCGTGCCCGTGCCCGTTGATGGCGAACCACACCACCAGCAAGTTCATGCCCCGGGCCGACTTCCTGATGGCCCAGGATCAGTACGCGCAGATCGATGAACTGACGACGCGGCTGAAGTACCTGATCCGGGCCTGCAAGGTGATCGGCGTCTACGACAAGACCAGCACCCCCGTCGGCCGGATCTTCTCCGAGGGCATGGAGAACCAGATGATCCCGGTGGACAACTGGGCCGCCTTCGCGGAGAAGGGCGGCCTCAAGGGGTCCATGGATTTCGTGCCGGTCGATGTGGTGGCCGGCGTGATCGAGCGGCTGACGGCCCAGCGCGACATCCTCAAGGCCAGCCTGTACGAGGTACTGGGCATCGGGGACATCATGCGCGGCATGACCAACCCGGATGAAACCCTGGGTGCGCAGCAACTGAAGGCCCAGTTCGGCGGCAACCGTCTTCAGTTTAAACAGCAACAGATAGGAGCCTGGGTCAGCAACGGCCAACGCATCCGGTCCCAGATCTTCTGCTACCACTTCCAGGCTGAAACCATCATCGAGCGGTCCAACATCATGCTCAGTGAGGATGCCCCCCTGGCCCAGCAGGCCGTGGAGTTTCTCAAGAGCGGCGCCGAGGCCAAGCAGTACCGCATCACGGTCGAGTCGGAGACCATGGCGATGGTCGACTGGGCGCAGGAACGCGACTCCAGGACCCAGTTCATGGAGGCCGTGGGCGGCTTCCTGTCCAGCACCAGCGACGTGATGCAGACCATGCCCAAGGCCGTGCCGGTGCTGCTGCAGATGATGAAGTGGGGCCTGGGCGGCTTCAGGGTGTCCAAGGAAATCGAGACTGTGCTGGACGAGGCCATCAAGGCGGCGGCCACCCCGCCCGAGCCGACACCGCCAAGCCCCGAGGAAGACGCTGCGGTCGAGAAGGACCGGGCCAGTGCCGACCAGTCGCGGGCCACAGCCCTGGAGAAGCGGGTCAAGGCCGGCCTGGACCTTGTCAGTGCCCAGCAGTTGGGCCTGCCGGTCGAGGGCATGCCGCTGGGGGCCGAGGTGGGGCCGAAGCCCCCGGGGCCGCCCCCAGGCGGCCCTCCAGGACCCAAGCCCGAGGAAGCCCCCGGCGGCGGCGGGCCTCCTGGCGGATTGCCCCTGCCTCCAGGCAACCCACCCATGCAGCCGACTCCGCCGCTGCCTCCGCCCCGGTAGGAGCACACCATGTCCGACGTGACGGATCTGCTTCGCGCCAGGGACCCCAACGCGCCGGCCGAGTTGAAGCCCACGCCGAGGTCCAGGGGCTGGGGTGCGCTGTCGGACGTGTTGCGGGCGGGGCGCGACGTGGCGAACAAGGCGGATCTGCCGCTGGTGGGGCCGCTGGGGGACTTCGCGCTGGGGAAGGCTCCCGAGGAAGTCAACGAGTGGTCTTACGGCAACCTGCCGGTTCAGATCAACCCCATGGCGGGCCGCACGGCCTCTTACGTGCCTGAGATCAAGCGCGGGCGCAAGGAGGGCGTAGCGGACGTTCTGGGGGCCTTGCAGGGCATTCCCAAGGGCAACCGGGCGGCCGTGGCGGCCCTGACGGGCGCGGCGACCCCAGGCCCTGTCGATGTGGCGTCCTACTTGACGCATCTCCCGAGCAAGCCCAATCCCAAGGTCGGCACCCGGTTCGAACGCGAGATGGTCGGCCAGATGGCCGAGAAGAAGCCCCAGCGCATTGAGGATCTGGAAGGCGCGAGCCTGACGGCCATGCCCTGGGACCTGACCAGCCGGGGTCAGCGCATCACCAGCATCTCCGACGAAAAATTGCCCAACCCGATCACCACCACCGGGGGCCAGGACTTCGCCCGCGACATCGGGAATATCGAGGCTGGCGTCGGCGGGGCATCGAACCTTGGCATTGCCAAGCGGATCCAGGCCCGCAACGAGCAGGCGGCCCGGGAGGGCCTCGCAAAGGGCGGCAGCGGCCGGGTGGTCATGTTGCCGGCCACCATGGGTCCCGAGTCCGAATTCTTCTCCACCATGCCTTCGGATGCCCTGGTGCAACTGCTGCGCGGGGCGAACCTGGGCAAGAAGGACATCAAGGCCCTGAACGAGATGGTTCGCACCGCACCCGTCAAGAAGCCGGGGGGCATGACGCGGCCGTTCGGCGGCTTCGCTGGCTTTGAGGATCCCGACCTGGAGATGCAGTTGAGCATGGGCCTGGGGCGCGGGGCGCCGGCAGGGGAGTTGCGCAAGGCTGTCGCCAGCCAGTTGTCGAAGGTCGGCCCGCAGAAGATGATCGGATACAACCGCGAGGATCTGGCAGCCGCCTTGACCGATCCTGCGCTGGCTGGCGTCGGCAAGGGGTACGTGGGGAATACCCTGATCGACGCCCTGCGCGGGACGCCACTGACCAAGTCTTCGCACCCGGCTTATGACACCAACTTCGGCGGCCGGTACGCGGGCACCTTGGGCGCGAACATCCCCATCGAGGCCGCCATGCCCAAGACGTTTTCGTCCCTCCTGCGCGAGATGGAGGGCAAGAAGGGCGACTTGCGCAATATGGCTATCGGGGCCATGCAGACGCGCAAGGAAGGCTTCTCCGAATTGGTGGACAAGCAAACGATCGATTCGGTCAACCGCTGGCTGGAGTCCCAACGCTAATGCCTACCTACGACTTCAAGTGCTTGACGTGTAAACGCGACTACACCGTCTACCGCTCGATCCGCGAGCACTGCGAGAATCCCCGGCCATTCGTATGTTGCGGTCAACCCGCCGAGCGGTGGTTCGTACTCGGCGGCACGGGCGCGGCATTGAACAACGCATTGGCCGGGGACCGCAGCTATGACGGCCTGCGGGCCACGGACGGCACCGACATCTCCACGCGCAGCAAGCACCGCGAGTACATGAAGCGCAACAACCTGACGACCATCGATGACTACAAGGAGTCGTGGGCCAAGGCGCAGCAGCGGCGCGACGAGTACCGCCAGGGCAAGGGCCATGGCGCGATTACGCGTAACGATATTGCCGAAGCCATAGCCCGGCTGGAGCACTGAGGCCGCGCAGTTCCGCTGCCATACAAGGAGAATCCATGCCACCCGAAGTTGACGATCTGCGTGCCGACCTTGAGTCGGCCATCAGTAGTGAGGATGGCGGCGACGAAGCGACGCCTGTTCCGCCGGCCCCGCCGCCGCAGATTCCCGAGGGCACCGCAAATGCGGTGCCCCCGACCGAGAAGGTGGTAGAAGCCGACGCCGAGCGTGACAGCCTCGGTCGGTTCCTGCCCAAGAAGACTGCCGCCGCCCCGGCAACGCCGGCCACCGGGCCTGTCTCTCCCGTGCCGAGCGGGCCGGGATTAGTTGCCCCGGCTGCCCCGGCGGCGGCACCCGCTGCGCCGCATGCGCTGGCTCCTGCCGGGTGGGGGCCTGCGGTGCGCGAGCACTGGGCCACCTTGCCCCCACCCGTGCAGGAGTACATCCACCAGCGCGAGCAGCAGATGCAGCGGTGGGCCAACGACACGGCCCCCATGCGCAACGCCGGTCAGCAGTTCATCCAGGCCATCGAGCCGTACCGGATGACCATCCAGGCCGAGGGGGTGGATCCGCTAACGGCGGTCACCAACCTGATGCAGTTCGGGACAACCCTGAGGTTCGGCACGCCGCACGAGAAGGCTACGGTCATCTCGCAGTGCATCCAGGCCTACGGGGTGGACATCCAGACCCTGGACGCCCTCCTGGCCGGTCAGGCGCCCCCGCAGGGGCAGGCGCCCCAGATCAACGTCCAGGCCGAGGTTCAGAGGGCCTTGGCGCCCCTGATGCAGCAGGCACAGCAGCGTCAGCAATGGGAGCACCAGCAGACCAACGAGCAGGCCCGCACGGAATTGCTGGCGTTCGCCCAGGACCCGCAGCACGAGTTCATCTCGGACGTGCGCGAGCTTATGGCCGACCTGATCGAGGTGGCCGACAAGCAGCGCATGCCACTGGCGCTGCAGGATGCCTACGACCGGGCGTGCGCTTTGCACCCGGAGGTGTCGAAGGTCATAATGGCGAGGCAGCAGGGTGTAAACGCCCAGCAGTTGACGCAGAAGGCCCAGCGGGCCAAATCCGCAGCCGTAAGCGTCAAGGGTGTGGCCCCTGTTGGCAACCCGACTGCGGTCGAACCGTCATCGATACGAGAGAGCATCGAGGCGGCCATCGAAGCGCATTCGAGGGTCTGAGGCGCAGTAGAACCATGCCCCCGGGGCCGTAGAACCTCACGGCCATCGAAACCCCAGGGGAAGGCCATCGAAAGCCCGGATGGAAAGGTAGCTCAGGCTTAACTTCATCCTGGAGGCTGTATGGCTTTCCCCAATGTCAGTGACATCGTCGCCACGACGATCCAGTCACGTACCCGCAAGATCGCGGACAACGTGACCAAGAACAACGCCCTCTACATGCGGCTGGACCAGCGTGGCAACCGCAAGACCTTCTCGGGCGGTAACGTCATCTACCAGGAACTGAGCTTTGCTCAGAATTCCAATGGCGGGTGGTACTCGGGCTATGACCTGTTGCCCATCGCTGCCTCGGACGTGATCAGCGCGGCCGAGTTCACGATCAAGCAACTGGCCTGCCCGGTGACCATGTCGGGTCTGGAGACCATCCAGAACGCCGGCCGCGAGCAGATGATCGATCTGCTGGAAGGGCGCATCACGGTGGCGGAAGCCACGATGGCGAACCTCATGGCCGAGGGCGTCTACGGCAACGGCACCACGTTCGGCGGGAAGTCCCTGACCGGGCTCGGGGCGGGCGTGCCGGTGGACCCCAGCACCGGCACCTATGGCGGCATCGACCGTGGCACCTGGAATTTCTGGCGCAGCCAGATCGTCCCCGCCGGCACTGCGCTGACGGCTTCCACGATCCAGGCGGCCTGGAATGGCCTGTGGGCGGCCCTGGTGCGCGGCACCGACCGGCCCGACCTGATTGCCGTGGACAACTTCATGTGGCAGACCTACATGGCGAGTTTGCAGGCGCAGCAACGCTTCAATTCGCCCGAGGTTGGCAACCTGGGGTTCCCAAGCCTGAAGTTCATGGACGCCGACGTGGTCCTGGATGGCGGCATCGGCGGCTTCTGCCCGGCCAAGACGGCGTTCTTCCTGAACACGAAGTTCATCTTCCTGCGCCCGCATAGCTCCCGCGACATGGTGTCACTCGACCCCAACAAGCGTTACGCTGTGAACCAGGATGCTGAGGTGAGCATCCTGGCCTGGGCTGGCAACATCACCTGTTCCGGTGCTCAGTTCCAAGGTCGCCTGATCAGCGGTTGAGCACAAGGCCCAGCGGGGAAGTCTCCCCGACTGGGCCTCCCCTCACAAGGAGCACACCATGCCCGCAGGACTTCCCGGTAGCACCTCCGCCCAAAACCTCGCCAACCCGAGTGCGGGTCAGGCGGTCCTCTTTGACCTTCTGTCCGGTCCCAAGGGCTCGCCCTTTGACCGTGACGTACAGGTGCCCTATCTGGGCTCGCCAGGGGGCGCCGGCTTCCCGGCCAGCGGCAATGCATCGACTGGTGCCTTGTCCAACGGCATCGGGTTCGGCCCCAATCTCATCTTCGGCCTGACCGCGCCGGCCAGCATCGTCGCCGCTGGTTTCGACGACGACGAGACCCTGGGTATCACGACGCCATCCGGCACGGCATCCACCAATGCGATCTACATGTACGTAGGTGGCGGGCGCAGCAACCCGGATGGCACGCCGCTGCCCTACACCGCAGGCTACGGCATCGGTGGCGCAGGTAACGGTGGCAGCCGCGATGCTGGCGCAGGCCCTGCCTTCACGGGCTTCCTGGGCAAGATCGTCACGGCCGCTGCTGGCGTGGCGAATGGTGCCGTGGTCGAGACTGGCTGGGTCAACCGCTCGGGCGTGTCCTTGCTGACCGGCCAGAGCACTCTCGGATTGGCATCGGCGGCCAGCGCGGTGCCGGCCCTGGGGCCGCAGCCGCCGCCGCCCGAGCCCGAGCCGGCGCTGACGCTGCGCGTCGGGCCAGCATACGAGGCCGAAGTGGAGCCGCCCGTGCGGGTGAGGCTGCGGTAATGCCCAGCAAGTCGCCAGCCCAGAAGCGGTTCATGGCGGCCGTTGCCCATGGGTGGACGCCTGACAAGGCCAAGGCTCCACCCGTGTCTGTAGCCAAGGAGTTCAACGAGGCCGATAAGCGCAAGGCCCAGGTGAAGATGTTGCGCGGGAAGAAGTGATGCTCATTGCCGGCATCCTTCAGTTCGATGACCAGGGGCGCATTCTTGTCGCGTTGCCGCCGTCCGTGGACTTCAATGGCGGCACGCCGACGACGCTGGAAGGCTTCCTGGCCGTGGACACCGATGCCGACCCCGACGTGTTCCTGGCTGGCATCGGCTACATGGACAACGGCAACGTGGTGGACACTGACACTGCGCTTGATCCGGGGTCGGGGCCGCTGACCAACCAGCGCGGGCAGATCCGGGCGGGGAGTGGTGCGCCGGCCTACTGGTATGCCGGCTTGCCCTTCACCATCGACGGCCACCTGTCCATCGCCCAGGCCAATCCTCCCGTGGACACCGGGGCCTTCAGCAATGCCTTCAGCAATGCCTTCGACAGGATCGAGCCATGACCCGCAAGACGATGCTTGCCCTGATCGCCCAGGCCGATGCCACCCTTGAGGACAACACCACCGGGGCCATCACTGCGGCCGACGTGCGTAACCTGATCAAGGACGTGATCGACTCCTTCGCCCCGGGCTACGGGGCGGCGGCCAATCCGCTGGTGACCTTGCCGGCGCTTGGGATCACGCCCCAGATCGTCAAGTACACGCAGAACCTCGCGCAGACGCCCGAATACGCCATGAGTCTCGCGGCAGGCACGATCACCCGGTTGGCCCAGGGCCTGCCGACGACGGTCAACCGGGTGTCCTTCTATGCCGACGTGGCCGCGCCTGCCGGCAATGAGGTGGTCTTCAGCCTGTTCCGCAACGGGGTGGACATTCCCGGCGGCACCACGGTCAGCGGCCAGGGCGCGGGCAACGTGTCTCAGGCTGCCTTCAGCGTCGGCACCACCAGTCCTGATGGCGCGGATTACACCTATGACATCAGGGCTACCAAGATCAGCGGAGGTGCCGACAACGTTGAACTGTCAAATGTTCGATTCATACTTGAGTCCGTGCCCACGTTGGGCATTTAACCTGGAGTTACAGCATGCCTGATTCCAAGCTGGTCATCGTCACGCCTGTCGAGGGCGCATCCGTGGACAACAGCCTGCCGGGGGGCGGGCGGGATCGCTGGCCGCCGGCCAACGGTCACCCGCCGTACCCCGATCAGGGCCTGCCCGATGGAGGCAACGTTGGCACGCCCGAGGTTCCCGTGCAGCTTCCAGCCGCGCCTCCGCCGTATCCGAATGTGGGTCTGCCACCGTCTGTCTGGCCTGGGGTACCGGTCCATAAGCCTGCTCCGGGCGAGCCTCCAATTGCGCTGCCGCCGGGATCCGTCTATCCGCCGCTTCCGCCGGCCATAGGCAACGACAACGTGCTTGCGCTGGTGTGGATCCCCAACATCGGCTACAGGTGGGTGGTTCTCGGGGCGCACATCACGCCGCAGATGCTGCAGCCGGCGCCCGCGACGAAGGCTGCGAAGCCTTAAGCCTGAGGCATGGCCCGTGTGGACGCCCACGGGCCATGCTGTACTCCAGGCGTCTGTTGTTTAAACGTATAAGGACAACCCAGATGGCACTCGACGCAGCGCAGGTTGAGATCCTGCAGAACAGTGAACCGACCGATTGGACGAAGTTTGACAAGGGCTTGATGCACCGCAGCCCGGGAGAGATGACATGGCCCGGTCCTGGTGACGACAAGTTGCATGTCAAGTTTTACATGAAGCCGCGCATCGATCAGGCTGAGTCTGATCGGCAGCAGCGTCCGGTCTACAAGGACACTCCGTACATCGAGATGATGATGCCCGGGGAGAAGAACGTGATCATCCGGGAACCTGTATGGGATCAGCACCTCAAGCGGTTTCCGGCGCAGTGGCAGCAGTTTCTGGCTGGCGAATCGGAACAGGTGATTGGCACGCCGCTGAAGGTGGCGCCGTTCTTGACCGAATCCCAGGTCGAGGAACTGGCGTTCTTCAAGATCCGCACCATTGAGCAGTTGGCCGACCTGTCTGACACTGGCATGAATTTCATGGGCGCCAATGAGCTGAAGCAGGCGGCCAAGAGGTTCATCGAGAAGACCCGGGGCAACGATGCCCTGCTGGCCCGGATCGAGGCCCTGGAGGCAGAGAATCGCAAGTTGCAGGCAGCCCAGGCCCTGGAGCGGGCGGTGCAGACCCCGCCGGTCGCCACTGGCCGCAAGTAAAGGAGCAGGCGCATGCCCTACCAGATGACCAACGAGCAGAGTCTGGCTACGGTCATCCAGACGTGCGCCTCGCTTCTGTCATTGCCCATTCCCCCGGCCCCGGCGTCGAGCCCCGACCCCAACATCCAGTTGATGAAGACGGTGGCGAACCTCGCCGCCTTGGAGATGCTCAACGCTTACGAGTGGGGCATGCTCACCAAGCGGGGCGAGATAGACGTGTTCTCGACCATCCCTCCGGGGACCGATGCCACCGAGACTGCCTTCGATCTGCCTGAGGACTTCTACCGCTTCATCGACCAGACGCAGTGGAACGGAGCCATGCGGTTCCCGGCCGTGGGGCCAGTCGCGCCACAGGGCTGGATGACCTACATGGTCTTCCCGATCAGCGCCAACTTCACGCTGACGTGGCAGGTGCGGCAGAACCAGATCTGGTTCCTGAATGCCCCGCCGGTCCCGGGCCAGAAGTTCAAGTTCATGTACCTGTCGCGTGCCCTGGTGCGCGATGCCGACGATCCGACCCTGTTCAAGAACGTCGCCAACAAGGACGGCGACACGTTCCAGTTGGACGGCGTGCTCATGACCCTGATCACCAGGGTCAAGTGGCTTGAAGCCAAGGGCTTTGACAGCAGCAGTGCGGTGCGCGATTTCCTGCTGGCCTTCGACTCTCGCGTGGGTGCGCAGAAGGGCGCCAACATCTTGAATCTGGCACGCGGCCGGCAGGACTATCCGTACATCGGGATCGGCAACTTGCCTGAGGCTTCTCTGTACGGTATGAGGCAAAACTGATTACTGGTGACGCAATGGCAGTGACGCTACCCCCTGGCTGGGACATCAACGAGGTTCTGGAGATCGTTCCGAGCCCCAATATCGGAACCCCGGCTTACACCGAGTTCGCCCGCAAGACGTTCATCTGCACGGACGCGGGCGGCAACTATGTCTGCTCCAGCGGTGCGCTGGAGGATTGCGAGGCGCAGGCCCTGACCATGGCGCAGTCCTTCTCGCAGCAGCAACCTTACGACACGGCACGTTGATGGCCCTCCAGAAACTGCCCCATCCCCGCCAGTACATCCCCCGGCGGTCGAGTGCGAGCCAGTCGCACGAGGCTTATGCCTTTCCGTCGCCCATCCGTGGGCTCGACGTGTCGCAGCCGATGCCTGGGGGCAACCCGCAGACGGCCATCAGGTTGAACAACCTGATCCCCCGGAACCTGGGTTGCCAGTTGCGCAAGGGGTACCGTCGTTGGGTCAGCCAGATGGGCGGCGAGATACGCTCTTTGCTGCAGTACCACCCGCCGGCCGCCGCACCGAAGTTGTTCGCCGCCAATGCGACTGGTCAGGTGTTCGACGTGACCATCGAGCGGTCGGCCGGCTTCCTGCCGACCCCGGTGGTGACT